CATAAGGAAGCTATTAACTGGTTTCTTGCACATATACAAACTTCTGGTAGTGATGAAGACAAGTATCGCTCATGGTGTCGTATAGCTGAGTGTGAGTGGATGCGTGGTAACTATGAACAAGGACTTTATGCAACAGATGAGGCCGTGAAACTGCGCCCTGATATGCCCGATGCTTATTACATTAAGATTATTCTCTACACCATTATGGAAGAGTTTGATAAGGGCATCGAGTGGTTGAAAGTTGCAACGAGTAAACCTGTACCGAAGACTATGCACATGATTGATCCTACACTCTATAAGTATCGTGGACTAGCCTATGGCGCACAGTGCTACTTATTCGGGGGACGCATCAAAGAAGCCTTTGCTCTTTACAAAGAAGTGATGGCTAATGATCCGAGTGAAGATGTCTTTAATAAAGAGATGCAACAACTGTTTGAAGATGCTTACTTCGATAACAAAGCAATCGACTACCTTAAGTGGCTACTGTACTACGTTGATATGAACAGTGGTAAAACTACTAAGTTATTCGAAGCATTACCACCACGTCTATTTGCTGATGTACGCTTAAACGCTGAACGTACTAAATTCCTACCACCCAAAGAATGGCCTAAGAAATCAATTGTATTCTACTGTGGTCAGTCTTATGAACCGTGGGGGCCTGACACGCTCGATAAAGGTATGGGCGGATCTGAGGAAGCTGTTGTTTACCTATCACGGGAGTTAGCTAAATTAGGCTGGGAAGTAATGATCTATAACGAGAGAGATGAAGAGTACTACGATGTATTCTTCGATAATGAAAATAAAGGTTTTATTGTTACCTACAAGCCGTGGACACTTCTAAACCCGCAAGATAAGTTTGATGTCTTTGTATCCTGGCGAAACCCATCGTTTGCAAGAGCCTGTGGTATTAAAGCCCGTAAGTTAGTAGTTGATCTTCATGACGTACCGCAAGGTATTGGAGCAGTTACTAATGCAGATATAGAGAAAATTGATCACTTCTTCTTTAAGAGTGAATACCATAAATCACTAGTTCCAAACGCCAAGGATAAAGCAGTTGTAGTAGGTAATGGAATAGTTAAGGAGCAATTTAATGGCTGAACCTAAAAATTGTGCTTGTGAGTGCCACGAGACGAAAGAAGAAAAAGATCAATATAGAGCATTTGCCGAACATAGAGTATGCCTCTACCCAGGTTGTAGGAAAAGAAAGGTAACAAAACTATGAAGAAACCGAATAGTGTCGGCTACTTTAGTAGCTATGATCGTGGCTTAGAGTGTCTACTTGATATGTGGCCAAAGATTAAACAAAAAGTACCAGAAGCAACCTTAGATATTTACTATGGTTGGAATACTTTTGATCAATACCATGCTAAGAATCCCGAGATGATGAAGTGGAAGTGGCAGATGATTCGGAAGATGCATCAAGATGGTGTTACAGATCACGGGCGGGTCAGCCACGAAGAATTAGCCAAAGCTATGAAAGATATACAAGTCTGGGCATATCCTACAGAGTTTACTGAGATTCACTGTATCACTGCACTGAAAGCTGTTGAAGCGGGCTGTATACCAGTGGTAACTAAAGTTGCTGCTCTTGGCGAAACTGTTAGAGGATGGCATCTAGACTGTCAGGACATCTACACAAACGAAAAGGGACAAGCCGCTTTTGTTGACATGGTAGTTGCGGCGTTGAAAGGTGAGTTAGCGCCAGTAGAACCAGTTGATAACCGCTACTGGCCAGATGTAGCTAAGAAATGGAATGAGGTACTAGCATGACAATTATACAAATTACTACTCTCGGAACTACGATTATTGGTCTAGGTGACGATGGTAAACCCTATAAATGGGCTAATGAACAAGGTTGGGTAGCAATGTGAAACTAGCTGCTGTTGCTGTTGCCTACCATGAGCCACGCTTTATAGCTAAATATATTCAAGCTATGCAAGATCGTGTTCAGGAGATTGTTGTCCTGAACTCCGCTAAGCCCTGGCATGGTGAACATGAAGATGGCGATAAAACGGCAACAATCGCCTCTAGTTTAGGTGCGACTGTTGTCCAATATGATTGGCCAACCGAACACGAGCAGCGGAACGCTGGTCAAGAAATATGTACTGGCTATGACTGGGTCATTGTACTTGATCCAGATGAGTTTTTAACCAATGGTGAGTGGGAAAAGCTGTATAAGTTCCTAGAGACTGCTGACGGTGATGCCTATGTCTGTCAACAACAAAATACGTACTGGAAGAAAGGTTATATAATCGATCCGCCAGAAGATTATAGGCAGATTATTGCGGTACGGCCAAGCGTACGGTTCTTTGACAAGCGTTGCGTTGATTGTTCCTACAAAATAGCACCTGTTACTTTAGACCACTTTTCTTGGGCACGAACTAATGAAGAATGTTTGCGCAAGATTAGTCATTATGCTCATGCCGACGAACTGGATCCTAATTGGTATAAAGATGTCTGGCTATCTGATAGAACAGAAAACCTACACCCTCTTACTCCTGAATCATTGAAGCGGGCCGTACGGGTACAGTTGCCCGAAGAATTGGAGGCATTAGACCTATGGCCATGAACTGGAATCTATGGAATGGTGAAGGAGCAGACGGTCACGAATATAGTCAATCTATCTATGAATTAGCCCTAAAGTTACAGCCTAAATTAGGCCTTGAGATAGGTGTACGGTTTGGCAAATCAGCACTACCTACCCTACTTGCTAGCCCTGATATGACACTTATCGGAGTTGATCCTAACCCTGAGTTTGAAATTGTTGAGTTTATGGATAAACAGGGTGTAGGTCCACGGTTTCACTTTGTTAATGAAGCATCGCCTGAAGCTCTACGCCAGTTTGATAGAGAGAGTTTTGACTGGATTTACATTGATGGTTTGCATGATTACTGGGGAGTATGGCGTGATTTTGTGGTAGCGTGGCATCTGCTTAAGCCAGGTGGAACGATGGTGATGGATGACTGTGATCCTACACTTGGGTATGGTACGGGTGTGCTTGAGATGCTACAAGACTGGACAGAGATCATTACTGGCCAACCCTTTCAACATAAAACAACGGAGGATCTAGGCTTATGTCCAAATCCCCACAAAGCAGCGATACTAACAAAGTAAAACTAAACCTAGGCTGCGGCAATAATCTTATTGATGGCTACATAAACATTGATAAGTATGACACGGCTGCGGATATAATGACTGATATTTGTGAACTACCGTATGATGACAACTCTGTTGATGAGATTGTTGCTTATCAAGTTATAGAGCATTTGCCGTACTGGAAAACTGATGGTGGCCTCATACACCCTACTCAAGATGGTATCTGCTCGTACAGCTTCTTTAAAGAGTGCTATAGAGTTCTTAAATGTGGTGGCAAGATGATTACTGAATGTCCAGATGCAGAATATATCGCTAAGCGTATCGTTGAGACAGGCGATGTCGATTATATTTCGATGATTAATCTTTATGGTGAATATTACCGACCTTGGGATGGTGGACGATATGAGGATTGGGAGCATCAAGCTGGTAGTTTGCATATCAACGCATTTACCTGGGAGAAAATTCAACGAATCGCTAATGCCGTTGGTTTCAAGGTAAAACGAAATAAGATAGGTGAAAAACACCCTTTATATCAATACGAGGAGAACTTAAGCGTCACATGGACAAAGTAAGCCTTATTATTCCTTGCTATCATGCCACACATGATTTACTGGTGACTACTTTAGCATGTCTCAATAGTTTGAATGAAACAGATGCACCAGATGAGGTTATTGTGGTAGATGATGGCTCGCCACTCAAACTGGGAGGAATTGATGATGTTATCTTGCTGACTCGCCGTAAGAATGGTGGCTATGCGGCCGCTGTTAACACGGGGCTCAAGGAAGCTACGGGCAACATTATTGTCATCTGTAACAACGATGTAGTATTTCTTCAACCCCAATGGCTTGAGGAACTGATTAAACCACTCAAGCTAGGCTATAGCATCGCCTCTATTCGTACGACTGACTCTGATGGTTGGCTGACCGAAGATAAAATTACCGAGGGTGATAAGTTTGGTTCGATATGGGCTATGAAAAGAGATGTGTATGAAACTATAGGAGGTTTAGATGAAACATTTGGAAAAGGATATTTCGAAGATCTCGACTACCACAAGCGAGCAGAAGATAGTGGATTTAAGATTGCCAAAAACCATGCAGGGATTGTCGAGCATATCGGAAAAGCAACTTTTAGAATCGTTGATCCCAGTGACAGAAGCTATGCTACAGCAAGAGCAAGATTTAAAGAAAAATGGGGGAAAGTCTGGTAATGAAAGAGCACGTCGTAGAAGGTGATGCACGGGCACGTATGTTTGAGTGGCTAATCCTGTTAGAACAGCAACGTTACATGGTAGCCCAAAAGTTAGCCGCACTAAATCTAAGCATACGATTGATAGAGCAGGCTCTTCGTGATGAAAATTAGCTTCATTTGTAACTATATATACATAAATGACGGCTGGAGCCCTTGGGACATCCGTATTGGCGGCAGCGAAGAGTTTATTGTTGAAGTTAGTAGACGCTTAGCAAAGAGAGGTCATACAGTACAGGTCTTCCATAATGGACGGCATGGTGAGTTTGAGGGTGTACTATACCGTGATCATAGTGAATTTGAGCCGGGGGATGTGGTAATTAACGTCAATTATCCCGAATTTACTTGTGATGCACCTCAAATTTTGTGGACTTCACTTACCAAGCACCCTAATCTGAGCCATTTTAAGGCTGTCTGCTATATTTCTGAGTACGCACGTGAGAATACAGGCATTGTCCACGACAATCTGCATTGGGTTCCGCCGGGATATGATGAGACAAAGATATATCCTGACACGAAGGTAGCAAAACAATGCTTTTACGCAAGTTCACCCGACCGTGGACTCGATACGTTGCTAGAAGCGTGGCCAAGCGTGTACTCCGCTCATCCCAACGCCACGCTTCTACTGACCTATGGAGCTCCACGGGTAGACCTTCCTGGTGTTATTAACCTTGGTACAGTTGATGAAGAGACTATGAATGAGATATATCGTACAAGTGAAGTATGGTGCCACCCCTGTAATGGTGGTGAACTGTATTGTATGACTGGCATAAAGGCCCAAGCAGCACACTGCTGGCCTGTAGTTATTCCAGTAATGGCCTTAGCGGAAACAGTACGTTTTGGCACCTTAACAACTAAGGATGAATATACCCAAGCCCTAGTGAAAGCACTCGGTAGTGACCATGATATACCTCATTATGAGTTTCCCACCTGGTCCACTGTAACCGACAGACTACTCAAAGTGATAGAAACTGTGGTATAATAAGCCAAAAGATGAGCCTCAGAGATGCGCCCAACGATCTGAGGTTCTTTGATGTCTACAGACGGAATCACTGTCACTACCACAGCTAACGAAACCCCTGTAACCCAGGGTTTTAATCATGACAGTATTAAGCCTATTGCGGGTTTTCTTGGACTGGATACAAGTAATCTCACCGATACCGACACCAAATATGTGCGGTCTATCTATGAATTCCTACGTGGTGATGAAGAGGAGATGACTGAGCTTGAACTCTTATCAAAACTTCGTACATTAGAAAACCGTTTAGGCATGACGTCACTTGGTGAGCGTCGGCTGGATAAGATTTATCGCTATGTAACAATTCAGAGCCAGATTGAGGATTTAGAGAAGGCTCGAGATAGGGAATTACGATGACGGTCACTATTGAGTTTGAAGAGTCAGGCAAGAAGTACACAGTTGACTTTCTAAAGTTATCTAAACAACTGAATATTACTGAGGAGCAAATTAAACAAGCAGTACAGGACGTTCTAAGCAAGAATGGCTGACGGTGTATTAACCAACCCCAGTATAGACAGGGCTGAACACGATCATGTTGAGTCTGCTAAAAGAGTACTACCTGTTCTATGGAATGGTACTGGAACAGCGAAAGCCCCTACACCATTTTTAACAAAGCCCTTTGACACTGTAGTTATTAACTATACCGACTCTACTAAAGCCACGATTTCAACCATAGTTAGCAAATTAGCTGGTGTTACCCAAGAGACTATTACTTTAACCGAGACGTCTACATCTGACACCTACACGAGAACATAATGGCTAAGAAGATAACATTTAACCCGCTTGAAGGAAAGTTTGACGTTGTTGACGACGACATCCAGGAAGTTGCGGCTGCTCCAACAACAGGCGCACCAGGAACTTTATACATAGATACTTCTAACCCAACTAATAGTTACTACTTTTCTGGCGGGCACCGCTACAAATTAACCGCAACATTAGATGATCCTGCTTCTGTCGCAGGTTCACCGATGGGCTTATTACTAGCACTAACGTATGCATCTTAAGGAGGAGATATGGCAGATTCATCGATAGCAATAACAGCAGGAAGTGGCACTAACGTCGACACCCGTACCGAAGGAACAAACGGCAACCACCGACAAGTGGTCGTATTGGGAGATCCAGCAACTAACGCAGGTGTTGCCCCCGTAGACGCAACAAACGGTTTAGCAGTAGACGTTAAACAGTCCGCATTACCAACTGGCGCAGCTACCTCTGCTAAACAAGACACAGGCAATACTTCACTAGCCTCAATAGACGGGAAGATTACTGCAGTAGACACCAATAACGTTACCATCAGTGCAGCACTCCCCGCTGGCACGAACGCCATTGGTAAACTGGCTGCTAACTCTGGTGTGGATATTGGTGATGTGGACGTTACTTCGGTAACTCCTGGTACTACCGCGTCAAGCCTCGGTAAAGCTGAAGATGCTGCACACTCTACTGGTGATGTCGGTGTAATGTCTCTGGGGGTTCGCAACGATGCCAATGCCTCGCTATCGGGCACTGACCTTGACTATACTCCTCTCTCTGTTGATGCAAGTGGCCGCCAAATTATCCTGCCATTTGCTACCGCATCAGCACAAGTATTTGGTAACGCCACCACAACAAACACCTCTGATACTTCACTTGTAGCTGCATCTGGTGATGCTGGACTGCGTACCTATATTACTGATCTGACTTTTGTAAACACTGGATCGAACACCTCTCTGATTACTGTCAAGGATGGTTCTGGCGGTTCCACACTGTGGTACGCAATCGTACCCCCAGGAGCTGGTTACCAACACACTTTTAACTCACCAATCCGCACCACTGCTAACACAGCACTATATTTTGCTGCTGGAACAGCCTCAACCACAATCTACGGCTCAGCAAGTGGCTATAAAGCACCATAAGGAGGAATGTATGCAAAAAACAGTTTTAGAATGGGCACAAGAAAAAAACCAGCTTTTTTACGATGAAAAGGAATATCCCTTAGACCGTCTAATGACCGAACAGGAGTGGGACGAAGCTATCCAGAATGGTGAAAAGCTTGTTGACTGGAATGGCCTAAACACCGCGTACCGTCTTAACTTACTTATGAGTAAAGAAATACCCATTACCAACGCGAATTTATTAAACCCAGAAATATCTCCTGTAACTAACCCCGAGGAATTGTAGTGGACACAGTCATTGTCGGCATGTCGAACAATAGTATTACGGCCAGCGCTGCCAGGTATCAACAGTTATTTGGTCAGCTGGTTGGGTGGGCTACCACATCTACTGCTAACAGCACAACTGTGGCCAGTTGTGCTGGTACTCTTAGCAAGTTGTATATAAAGTCAGCCTCTGGCCCCGGGGCAGGCCTAACAAGAACATACGTCATTGAAAAAAACGGTGTAGACCAAGCTTTAACTTGTAGTCAGTCTGACACTACTACCACAGCTAATGATACTTTAAACACCGTTAGTTTTAGCGCAGGGGATGCACTCAGCTTAAAAACTACTGCATCTGGTACGACAACTGGCTCAGGGGCAATCAAGTGGACGCTTCTAGCTACCTGTGCTAGTAATGTTTCGTTGGTGGGGTCTACTGCCGAAGGGACACTTGCTAACGGTGCGACCAGCTACATGCCTGTGCAAGGTAACTCAAACGCACTTGCTGCTGCAAGTGTTACGGGTATTATGCCGACAGATGGGACATTCCGTAACGCTCGTTTACTACTCAACGGCTCCCCAGGCGGCTCAGCAAGTTACACCTTGACTCTACAGAAAAACGGTGTCAACACCGCTATTACGATGACAGTCTCTGGGACCAGCACTACGGCGAGCGATCTCAGTGACTCGGCTTCTTACTCGGCTGGCGATACTATCAACTGGGAAGTTGTTCCAGCTGGTACCCCGACTGCCCGTAACTGTAATATTGGTATAGAGTTCGATCCCACTATTAACGGAGAGAGCATAGCTGTCTTCGGCAACCCTAACAGTGCCTCTGCGTCAGCTGTACGGTTTATGGTGCCACAATCAGCGGGTGGTACATATTCATCAACTGAAGACGCCCGCAGCACTCTTGTCCAAGCCTGTACCATTAAGAAGTTTTATGTGGCTGTCTCAACTGCTCCCACTACTGGTAATTCCCTACAATTCCAAATATCAATCAATAATTCGGCGGGCAACCCATCAGTTACAATCTCTGATACTAATACATCTGGTAGCGACACCGTTAACACTGTCTCACCAACCGTAGGCCAAACCCTAGCGGTTAAAATAACCCCATTTGGCACCCCAGCTCTCGGCACTAATCGTTGGGGTTTTGTGTACTACATTGCTCCGCCAGCATCTAGCACCAGGGGCTTACTCATGATGATGGGCGTGGGACAGTAACATATCCTTTAATAGACAGAGAAAATATGGTACAATTAACTCAATCGATATGCGCCAACAAGATGAGCCTTACTACTCACTTGAATGGCAAAATACTCTAAGACATCTGCAGCAACCTGGGAAGAACGCTACTCGACCGCATCTGGCAACCAAGCCAAGATGTTTAAGCGCTTTTCTAACTGGTATGACTCTTTGTATGCAGTTGTCGGCATCAACTCTAGCCCATGGCGCTCCAAGATCTATGTACCTGTTCTAGCTCGCCAGACCTGGGCACTAGTTTCTAAGTTTCTTAGCCTCAAGCCAGGATTTGAAGTTCGTCTAATGGAAGAGGGCCTAGGTGACGATGACATTGAAGCTAGGGCTGAAAAGGCACAACGAAAACTAGAATATGACTATGAAAACCCATACCTAGACGAGACAATACGCAACAAACTGTTTGCTCCGTTGCTTGATGCAGTTGTATGTGGAACTGGAATAGTAAAGGTTTGTTGGAAGGTAGACAAAAAGATACGTTATGAACGCATACCAAAGGACGATGGCACCTGGGACTTAACAAAAGAGAAGAAAATAGAGAAGACCGTTGCCTACAACGATATTGAACCTGTCAATATATTTAACGTTTTCGTCTCACCTTCTGCTACTAATCTATACAGCGCACCGTGGATAATCATTAAAGAATTCAAAACTATAGCTGAACTTGAGTCAGTAAACAAAGCTCAAGGCGTAGAGATATATCGAAACTTAGATAAGCTTTCAGGGACAACTAGCCATGACGATGAGTTTAATACTTACAACTATTCCCGAAATCGTTTAACTAACCAAGAAGATAGAGTAGATAAGACTGTTAGGATGGTTAAGATCTTTGAGTGTTACGAAGGTGACACTATCTGCACATACGCAGAAAGTTCAAAAGATGCTGCTGATCCAACATGGGTGCTCATACGGGAGCAGAAAAACCCCTACTGGCACGGTAAGTACCCCCTTGTTAAGTTCCACGTCAAGAACCGGCCATATCAATTCTGGGGTGAAGGCTTATTTGAGACGACATATCGCCTACAAGCTGCTTATAACGATGCTTTCAATCACTTCTTCGACCAATGGAACTTAAGTGAAAACTCAATGCTGATTGTTCCAGAACGAGCGAATGTTAACGACTACGTTATTGAGCCAGGTGGGGTTATCACTTATCGAGGAGAACAACCACCTCAGCAGTTCAAACATGCTGCCCCCGATCCAGGTGCCTTCCAGACAGTTTTATCCCTTATGGACTCAGCCATAGAAGGGGTAACGATCTCAAATTATGCATCTGGGCTTCCAAATAGCCCGTCAGATAAAACGAAGGGCACAGCAACTGGTATTTTGCGCCTTCAGGAGGCAGCAGGTGATCTTGTGGGCTTTATGAAAGCTAACTTTACGCAATCCATAACCCAAATTGGTCGTATGTGGCTCTCTAATAACCAGCAGTATATGGAATCGGATCTTAATATTATGGTTAACAACCGTGGCAAGATGGAGCCGATGAAAATAAGCCCCGCCGATCTACAAGGTGACATGGATCTTGTGGTTGATGATGCATCTATGGAACCAGCTAGCAAGGAAGAGCAACGAGATAACTACATGGCCTGGGTACAAGGACAAATGGCTCTAAAGCAAGCCGCTGATGCGCAACACATGCAGTTTGGCACGCCGCCTATGCTTCTGAACTTTGCTGAATTATCTGAAGAGCAAGCTCAACGTTTTGGTATTAAGAACTTCGCTAGTGCACTTATTCCAGATAAAGATGCAGATCAGTATATTGCCCAGGCGCAGGAGCGCATGTCGCAGGCCGCCCAAGCTGAACAACAACCCGCAGGAAAGGAACCTGAAACTCCTGAGATGGTCGCCTTTAAGTCTATTGCTAGTAATTATGATAAGGCAACACCAGTAATCAAGGCTGAGCTTGAGGAAATTGCTGGTCTTGAACCAGATCCGATGCGACACGTCGAACATGCCTCCATGCTAAATCAAATGGAAATGCAAAACCAAGAACAAACTCCTGAATCGCCACAGCTTAATCCACAAGCAGACCAAGAAACCGTTAATCTAGCCAACAACTTAGCTCAAGAGGGCTATATAGATCCAGCAATTCTGGAGCAGCTTGCCCCAATGAAACCATCTGTAGCAGAGGAGATCCAACATGTTCAATGAAGTTGACAAACTACGCGCACGATATGCCCAGATTATGGAGGACGGGCGCAGAGTTGAAGTGTTTAGTACCATGCCTGAATACCAATGGTGGGTAGAGCATGTTATTAAGCCAACTATTGATGAGTACACTCATCGGGTAATGAGTGGGGGAATCCAGAGTGAAAAAGAAGATTGGGTTATTCGTGGCATGGTTATGGGTATGCAACTTATTCTTGATACCACTGAAACCTTTATAGCCAACGGTAAAGAGGCGAAAAAGAAAGCGAAGGCACTAAAGGAGCCTGAAGAATGAGCGAAGAACAAACTGTAGATTTACCAGAATTAGATGGTGAAGATGTCACCCTTGTTGAGCGAATTGAGAAAAAGGATCTGGAACCTATGTATGAGACAGACCATGAACACATTCCGAAATTAGATGGCGAAGAGATGGGCGACTTTGTTGCTGTTGTCTGCAAGAAAGACCGCTGTAACCTTGGTTGGTTTATTAAACGAGAGGAGGCAAAAGCACTAAAGCTTCTCTGATGCTTCTGGTAGGAGCGTAGCGCCCACCCCTGCGCTCCAACCAGAGCCATCAGGCTCATTAAAAAGATGTGAGGAGATACGCCGTGGACGAACAAACCACAACACAAGATGAGCCCGTAGCACCACAAGAACCTACACAACCTGTAGAACAGGCCGGAGAGCCAACTACACAAGATGTGCCTGATACAACAGAGACACCCGAAACTACAACCACAAAAACAACGGATGTAGAACAAGGGGCCACTGTTGATGAAACTGAGGAAGACGAGGATTTCGAGTACCCCAATCCGGTTCTACCCGAATTCCAGCCCATAGATTTTTCTCAGTTACCCGTCGGTGAGGACAACCTCATTGATCCTAACGCATTAGCTGGGACGATCAATCAGTCAATTGCAGCAGCAGAGGAGCGTGCCACACTGCGTGCACAGCAAGCCTATGCTGAGCAAAGAGCTGAAGAAAAAGCTTGGCAAAAAGCTTATGAAAAGTACCCAGAATTAAAAAATAACAAAGAGCTGCGCGATCTAGTCCATAATGCCCGTCTTGGCCGAGTAGCTGACATGCTTAGCAAAACGCAAGACGCTAGTTCGGTAAAACTACCGACACCAAGTCAGATCGCCGATAGTCTCTTTAAACACATAGGGAACGCCAAGGTAGAAGGTATGAAGCAAGCTACCGAGAATACCAAAGTACAGTCATCCGCATATGTGGAAACTGCTACTAAAAGTACTAACGATGCTGCTGATGCCCGCACCAAAGCTTTCCAGAACATTAATAACCCAAATAAAGAAATTGCCAAGAAAGCCCGTGCTTATCTTCTGAAAAGCATGGTCTTTGGTGATGAATAAAGAAAGGTAAAAACAAATGGCTCAAACAGCTAACTTTAGCTACGATGATGCTGCGATTCGTGAGGACCTGTTAGATCTTATTACTAACATTGATCCTGAAGAAGACCAGCTCTACGTAGGTCTAACCAAACACAAGGCTAGCCAGCCTTACCATCAATGGCTAACTGATACACTTGCACCAGTAGGAAATAACGCCCAAAAAGAAGGTTTCGATCCTTCTTTTGCAGCACGGACTAACCCAGTTCGAAAAGCTAACTACACGCAGATTATCTCTGCAGAGTTCCAAGTAACTGACACTGATCGAAACAGTGGAACAGCAGGTTTCAAAGACCGTTACACATACGAAATGCAGAAAGCAATGCTTGAATGGCGTCGCTACGCTGAGTTCGCAATCGTACGTAACTCTTTGATCTCAGGTACTGGCTCATTGGCCCGTCAAATGGCTGGTGTACGTGCTCAGATTACAACGCTTGCTACTAACGCTGGCTCAGTTTCACTCTCTGAAATAATGTTTAACAACTATCTTCAGAACGCCTGGCTTCAAGGTGGTCAAGTGGACATGATCCTCGTTGGCGGTACCCTTAAGCGACGTATAAGTGGCTTCACTAACACAAACACTCGATTCGTCGACGCTAACCAAAGTCAAGTCAACAATACTATCAATGTATACGATTCAGACTTTGGACGCCTAGAGATTCACAAGCACCGCTATGTCCAACACTCTGATGACACCAACCTCAACTTGATTGGTCTTCAGAAAGACAAGTGGGCTGTGGCTCATCTTGACGAACCTCACTACCAAGAAATCCCACGAACTGGTTACAGCTCAAAGGGAATGATTGTCGGTGAGTTAACGCTTGAAGCTCTTAATGAGAAGTCAAGCTTCCAAACATCCAACCTTCAATAGTTGGTACGCAGAGGGTGGGCTCTGCACTAAGGAGAAACTATGTCAGCAGATGAAGTGTTAAAGACTTTTAATAAGGCTATTGATGAAGTTATGAAACAACCACCTGGACCAAAAAGGTGGCGAGCTGCAAATACTATGTGGCTGCGCTTATCACCACGTCACCAAATGCAATACAAGTTGGTTGTTCAAGAGAACGAAAAAACTCGTGAACTTCTGAGAGCAGCACATAACAAGTACAACACCTCCAGCGATAAGAACTCTAACCTCAGACAGTTCCTGAATATCCCGACCGGAGCCTACTACGCAATAGAAAAAGCTGACCCATATGTGTTTAAAAAGAAAGAAAATGCGGCCAAGTTCTTTAGAGAGTTTAAAGAATATACAACCGCGGAGACATATTAATGGCATCAATCACCCAAACAGATGTTATGCAAGATCTTAGCTTTCTGCTAGGGGAGTCTTCAGTGCCTACAAGTGGAACGGAAGATAGGCAGCGTTTTATTCAACGCGCACTAGACCGCGTCTACCGTGCCTATGACTTTCCAATGAATAAAGTAACCGCTACGGTTGCTATGGTAGGTGGAATTGCATCATTACCAACAAACGTCCATCAGGACTCCATTCTTGATATTCGTATTGTTAACAGCGGTGTGGGTAACGATAACGTCTTCCGTATTATCCCATACGAAGAGCTAGATAAATATCCATCAGGCTCATATGTAGGTGTATTGACAGGTTACGAAGGCTCATACCTCTTGACAACTAGCGAGACAGGTGATGCTACCCTGAGGATTCGTTACCAAACCACAACACCTATAATCAATGCATCTATTAGCACACCATTCCCCTCAAGCATGTGTTTAGCCAGAGGAGCCCTTGTCTATTACCGACAAGCAGAGGATCCTCAAGCAGACATAAGCCAAGAAGAATACATGTTTCAACAGGAGCTTGATGAGGTAATTGCCCAGTATAACCGTTCTCGTCCTCAACCACGGGGCAAAACATTACATGAAGTTCAAGGCACTTACCCTGGTGATATAACAGATCAAAATGTGTCGTGGAGAGATAACTAATGCCTCGCGGCCCCATCCCACCACGAAGAGGCGGCCGTAGCTCATACGCCACTATAACAGTCCTTAATCCAGGTAAAGGGCTTAATAATCTTATTTCTGACAACCTTATTGATGATAGAGAAGCCAGTTCACTAGAGAACATTATGTATGTTGAGTCTGGTGCACCTTCTAAGGCCTATGGGTTCGTGCAAGCTGGCAATACGCTTTCCAATAACCCAAGAGGTCTTGGTTTTTATAACGATACCGATAACTCGAATCGTTATCTCCTAACCGTCGATGGCACTACCTTGAAATATCTTAATGGTAACTCATGGACCGCTATATCGGGTGCTACTTTTAACTCATCATCTCAAATTAACATGACACAAGCACTAGGAAAGATGTATATATGGGATGGTGTTAATGGTGGCGCAGAGCTAAATGGCCTCACTTTATCTAGACCTGGCACTATGCCCAAAGCTCGGTTCTCCATTTATTATGGTAATTACCACTGTGCAGCAGGCGTAGACGGACAACTTAACAGGCTATATATATCTGTACTTAATAATGCCTCGGACTTTACTAATGCATCTTCAACTCTACATAACTCAACAGAAGTACCCGGTGCAACTGTGTTTGCTGGTAGTGGCGCTAACTTTGTTGATGTATCCAAGAATGATGGAGATAAGATTACTGGCTTAGCCAAGTTTCAAGACGCTTTAATTATCTTCAAAGAGCGTTCAGTCTTTCAAATGACCTTTGACTCTACGGGCACCCCAGTTATTACAGCCGTATCTAAGAGTTATGGCTGTGTCTCCCATCGCTCGATTGAGAACGTAGAAAATGATGTTTTCTTCCTGTCACGCAATGGGGTATACGTTCTTGGGAACGAGCCTAACTACTTCAATGTTATTCGTACAAACGAGCTAAGCTCTCGTATACATCCGGTTATAGAAACGATAAATCCTGCAAATTACACCGGTGCTACAGCTTTATTCAATCAGTATGTTTATTATCTTGGCATTCCTGCTGGTGGCGTATCAGCCAATAACCAAACTCTTACCTATGATCATCGTTTTTACGCCTGGAGTAAGTGGACACATGTTAAGCCTGAATGTCTGACAGTCTTTACTAACTCTGATAACACCGACTCCATATACTTTACCTCGGCTGATAGTGCCAAGGTATACAAGATGACTAATAATTACGATGCCGATGGGCAGCCTATCAGTGCCCAATGGACGAGTAAAGCCTTTGATCTAGGAGACTTTAGTCTTTACAAACGCTGGATATGGATTGATATTTTGTTTAGGCAGCTGGTCGGTACTATCCGAATTGATGTTATTACCGACAATGGGAATATCTCAAAGACAACAACTGTAACCTCCTCATCAGTGGGGGGATTAGGTTCCTATCCTTTAGGAGGTGGAGACTGGCTTGGTGGTACGGTAGAAGCAGGCAGTGGAGGCTCAACCACAGCCTCAACAAACATTCCGTACCGTATTAGATTGAGTATTAAATCCCGAACCCTGAAGATTAAGATTAGCAATGATCGGGTAGGAGAGACTTTTGTTGTGCTAGGTCTTAAACCAGGCTTTAGAAGGTACTCATCCTTTGTTTTCCCATCAGCTCAAAAGTTACAATAGTCTCTTTTATATAGACAAATCATACTGCTTGTAGTATAATATGCAACATGAAAAAATGGCTAAAGCGTCTAGCAATTGTGTTAACCCTGATTCTTTGTGTCTCAGGATCTTTTGCTTTGGGTATGCTGGTCGGTTGTGACACGGCTAACGAACCAACGCCCCATGCGTTTAGCTATAACCTTCCTGTTGCATATCAGGAACCCACATTGAAGCAATTAGCTGATAGCTTACAACTTGATGTTACAGGTGTTAACCTATTCTATGCTGATACTATTACTATAAAAGATGGTAGCCCCGAAGGGATTTTTGTGAGTCCTAATACTATTTATGTACTAAAAAATAAAACCAGCTTACCTCTGCCAAACATCTTAGCTCACGAGTACTTACACTACAAGCGCTCACAGATGCCAGAGCACGAAAAAGCTCGTATAAACACAATTGTGCAAGAATTATATAGCAAGGATAAACCGATGAAAAGACGCATGAAAATATACGTAGAGAAGTATGGTATGCCAGCTGAGTCCGATGATTTCAGCGGAGAGCTTTTCTCTGTCTATTGCACCGAGAATAGTGATCGTTACATTGGTATTCTTGTTGCAGACTGTAATAAGTACATAAACCGTAATTTGCTAACATTCCCACGCTAGGTTATTGATAGCCGATTAAATATGGTATAATAAGACTAAAGATGAGACCTAGATGCGCTTGATATATCTGAGGTCTTTTTTATGGCATGGTACCACAGACTAATTGGTCGTGCTGCTCAAGGAGTAGGGCGAGCAATAGATTATGCGACACCCGGGAGTGGAACAGGAAAAATAACAAAAGTTGGCCGTTCAATAGTCAACCCAGATGAGGTTTATGTAGGCGGTGGACTAAAGGGTTTTTTTGATCGTAAACCCTCTTGGCAGCCTAGAAATTCCATAGCTCCAAATGTACAAAATATTCCCCCAGCTTCTCCATACCCGACCGACCCCAACCAGTCGGGTGATGGCAGTCAGTGGGGTGGCGGCCAGTGGGGTGGCAGTCAGTGGGGTGGCGGCGAAGGTTATACTGCTCAAAGGGCTGTTGACCTTACTCCCTACCGCAACAATGTTATTAGCAAAATTCAAGCCATCCAGCGTGCTTACGATGAACTAACGGGTGATGCTGATAGAATTGCTAATGAAAAAAGCCAGTTTATAAACCAAAATTATGATTCACAGTTCGACAAGTTAAATAAGTCATTCGCCGCTAATGCTCAGCAACAGGCTAATGCCTACGGTGCTCGTGGACTAGGTTCGAGCTCATACTACACTAACGCACAAAACGAAGCTAATGACGTATTTAACACCAACATCGCAGATATTAACCGCAATCGCTCAAATGACTTAGCACAAGTTGGCCAGTTCTTGGCTAGTAATAAAGGACAGTTCCAAGCCGCTAAGAACCAATATCAAGACTACGCTAACCATATAGGTGATTATGACCAGGCGGGGCTAATGAACCTCGACCAACAACTTGGCAGTGCTCTCGCTCAAGTTCAGGCACAACGTGCGGGCTTTGGTACCCAGTCTGACTTTATTAACAAACTTAATGCGATTACTCCTGTGCAGAACCATGGCGCAGAGACACTAGCTGCTAACCTACAGAAGCTCGTCGCAGCCTCAGCCCCTAAGTTCGCTAAAGATCAAATTGCCCAAGGTCTTATTAAACAAGCTCAAATTCAAGATCCAAACGCTCAAAACTACTGGACCAACTACTACAAGCAACTTCTAGGAGCATAAACACATGGCTGGTTTATGGGATAGGCTAAAAGCAGCCATTAACCCTTTTGATAGAGGTGCTGGATGGTCTAACCCAAATGTACAGCCACAGCCAGCACCTAGCCCACAGCCAGCACCTAGGCCGCAGCCACAAAGGCCCCAAGTTGATATTAGAGCACTAGCACAGGCTTTTGCTCGCTATAATGACCCAAGAAGGTTTATACAGCAAGCACCACAGCCACCTCATATAGCGGTGCCAAATGTAGAAAGGGCGATACGCAATTTTGCAATTAGCAAAGGTGTAGACCCATCTAAATTAGGAAACCCAGTTTCTGCCTTAAAAGAGGGTATGAGAGTCGGCCTGAATGATCTACCAAATACCTTGGCTAGAGCGGGCAACTTTGTCGTTCCGACCAACATTCCTGGGTTCAAACAACCTGATCTAACCCAAGATCTACAAAACCTACAAGATAAGTTTGCTAAAACAGGTGTCGGCAAGAACAAGGTTGTTAAATTTGTCAACCAAAACCTAGTTAATCCAGTCTTGCAGTCATCAGCTAGGTTGGCTGACGTAAGATCTGGCCAGGAGAGTTATGACAAGGGCCTCAAAGGATTTGGGCAGCTTGGTACAGATGCATTTAACGTAGGAAGTGTGGTCTATACACCTGCAAAAGCTGGGGTGCTCGCAAAGGGTGGCAAACAAGCCTTAAAAGTTGCTCCAGAAGCTGCTGCAAGGGGCCTTGGAGCTGGTTTTGGTATAAATGTTATAAATCAACTTGGGGAAGGAAAAAGCCCCAAAGACGTTGATCTTAAACAAGCTGGTCTGGCAGGTATAATCAGCGGTGGTGCAAATGTTGTACTACCTGCAGCCACGGGTGTAATTGGTAGAGGATCTAAAGCAGCAGCACCAAAGGTAGCTGGGGCTGCTAATGAATTAGCTGGACAAGTAAAAACTGCTGTTAACAACATTGCGCTCAGAAATAGGTCAGTAGCACAGGGTGGCTATGCAAAGATACCGGGCAAAGGTGACGCAAGATTGCCTAGGAGTAGTACTGATCAACCAGATATAGGACTATTGCAAAGCCCAGAAAATATACCCATGCAACCCAGGACGAACGAATCTTTTCCCCGACAAATCTATCAATCAGATAGCCCACAAGCACTATCAGGCACACAGAAAGCCCAGCAACAAGGATTGTTAGAGGCCAAAGAATTAGGGAGTCCATTTGGCGGGGATCATACCACAAAACCTATAAATGTGAAAGGCCCAATGTCTGATGCTGAATACAAGGCACGCTATGGCAAGGAAAGGCAACCACAGAAGATAGATGTCAAGCCATTTAAAACTGAAGACTATGCATTTGCAGAATGGAAAGACAGGAGTGCTCTAGGCCTTAACCGTGAAACACTTGAACGCAATCTTGATCTGGTCGCTGGTAAAGATGCCCCCCGTATTAAAAAATTCTTAGTTGATGCTTCACGAAAAAATGAGACAGCCCGAGTCGATTTCTTAAATGAGACACGACAGAGGATCCGCAAGGATGTTGTTAAAGGCTTAGGTATTCGAGCTAAAAGCAAAGAGTCTTCACTTGTTCAACAGTATGGTGAGGGGATGATTACTGAACAGCAACTAAGAGAATTAAACCCTAAAAAAGCTGATAACATTATTAAAGCGGCAGAATATTTCAGAAAAGAGTACGATACCTTGTTGGACGAGTGGAATCGTCAGCGAAAACTCCACAATCTTGATCCAGTGCCAAAGCGCAAAGACTATTTTAGGCATTTCCAAGAGATCTCTGATGGTATAAGCCAGGTG